CAGAGTAAAAGAGTTTCTTAACTATCAAATTACAGAGTCAATGGAGGAATACTTCGATGACTTTGACCAGATGCTTTTCTATCTTCCTATTGTTGGTAGTTGCTTTAAGAAAGTATACTACGATGAGGCATTACAGAGACCAGTTGCAAAATTTATTCCTATTACTGATTTTGTTATTTCTTACAACACAACAGATTTAAGAACGTCTGGAAGATATACACACATACTACGATACACAGAAAACGAATTGCGTAAGAGGATGGCAAATGGTTTTTACATGGATGTTGATATGGAAATGAATCCCGAAGAGGATGACTCCAATGACATTACACAAAAGATACAAGACATAGAAGGTATTACACCATCAAAGAGTTATCAGAAGGATGGAAGATACACTATTCTAGAAATGCACGTTGACATTGATATTCCGGGTCACGAAAAAGATTTTGCTTGTCCGCACATTGTCAGCATATGTAAAGAAACAAAACAAGTTTTATCTATTCGTCAAAACTTTTTAGATGATGATGAAAATTATAAAAGAATACAACACTTTGTACACTACAAGTTTTTACCGGGTTTTGGATTTTATGGTTTAGGCTATGTTCATTTACTTGGTAACTTACAGAAATCCGTAACAACCATTCTTCGCTCCTTGGTTGATGCAGGACAGTTCTCCAACTTACCGGGTGGCTTTAAAGCTAGAGGCATGAGGGTAGAAGGAGAACAGCCTGTTGGTTTTGGTGAGTTTAGAGATGTTGAGGGATACGGCGATGACATAAGAAAGTCTATTGTACCTCTACCATTTAAAGAACCATCACAAACACTCTTTGCTCTTCTTGGTTCAATGACACAAGAGGGAAGAAGACTAGCGGCAATAACTGATATGCAGGCGGGTGATATGAATTCACAAGCACCTGTAGGAACTACCATAGCTCTCTTAGAGCAGGGTATTAAAGTTATGTCCTCTATTCATAAGAGATTACACAAAGCACAGAGAGAAGAATTTAAAATAATATCAAGAATAAATAAAGATTACCTACCAGACTATTATCCCTACAGTATTGAGAATGATACTCGGTATGTATTTAAAAAAGATTTTGATAATAGAATTGATATTGTTCCCGTGTCTGACCCGAACATCTTCTCTACAGCACAGAGAGTTTTACTTGCACAAACACAATTGCAAGCGGCGGCGGCGGCTCCACAAATTCATGATATGAAGGAAGCCTACAAGAGATTGTATGAGGCACTGGATGTTAAAAATATTGATGATATGCTTCTACCAGAGGCAGGAGCAAAACGAAAAGACCCGGCAACAGAAAACTATGCAATGATGTATGGTAGACCAGTGAAGGCTTTCGCATCGCAAGACCACGATGCACACATGGCTGTACACCAATCAATGATGCAAGACCCAACAATGACACCACAATCTCCACAGGTTGCACAGGCATTAGCGGGTAATATAACGGCACACATTCAAGAGCATATGGCTCACAAATACAGAGCAATGATTATGGCTCAGACTGGTGCAGAGTTACCACCGGCTCCAGAGTACGATAGAGCTAATCCGGGCAAAGATGAAGACTACGAAGAATTACCAATAGAAACAGAAAATCAAATTGCACAGATGCAAGCTCAAGCAGGAATGCAGATGTCTCAAGCGGCACAACAGCAAGCACAGATGGCTCAACAACAACAGCAGATGCAAGACCCAAGAGTACAGATTGCAATGAAAGATTTACAAATTAAAGAACAAGAAGCACAAAGAAAAGCAATGGATACTCAACAACGAGCTCAAGATAGAAGTCGTGAGTTAGCTATGAAAGAACAAAATCAAGCGGCTGATGCACAAATAGAAATAGCTAAATTAGAGTTAGATAGAGCAAAGGCAGAGTCTGATATAGCACTAGACCAACAAAAAATTGAGTCTAACGAGAAGAGAGATGCACTTCGCTCTAGAGCAAATAAATCTTTAGCAAGAGAAAAAACAATGAGTGATATGGCAAAAGAACAAATGAAAAAAGGTAAAGAGTAATGCCAATTTTTGTTCCACCCGCTTTATATTATGGAGGCATTGCCGCATTAGGTGCAGGGGCAAGATTTTTAAATTCACCTACAGGTCAAAATGTTGTTAGAGGTGGTATTAATTTATTTAATAAAGGAGTAAATAAAATTGCTAATACAACTTTAGGCAGTGTGCCACAATATTTACAACATTTAGCTACTGGTAGTAAATTTACTCCTAAAGGGGGAGTGTGGAGTAATGTTGTAGGGCCTTCAATAACTGCTCCATATTTATTAGACCCCAAAGAAGGTTTAAACCAAGCAACATACTTTACTCCCGGTGTTACTGAGGCTGTAAATAAAATAACTGGTGGTGACGAAACTGGAGTTGTTTCAGATGTTTGGAAATTTGGTGGTAGTTTAATTGATGCATTATGGGGAGAGACTGAAGAAGAATTTGAAGAAAAAGATAAAAAAGAAAAGAAAAAAGAAAAGAAAAAAGATAAGAAAAAAGAAACTAAAAAAAATGAAGAGTCATCTACAGATGATAATTCTATGCCACCAAGTAATTGGATGGATGAATTAATTGAAGATGAAAAAAATTTAAAAAAAGGTGGTTACGTTAAAAAACAACGAAAACGAAAACCTTATAAATCAAGTTCATTTGTAAAAATGAAAAAAAGCAAAAAAAAGAAATATATTAGGAGTAAATAATGGCAGAAGAAAAAAAACTAAAACCACCAAAACTAAATAAAAAAGGTTTTTTTAAAACAGTATTAACGGCAATACCAGAGGCAATAAAAAAGTATAAAAAGAAAAAATCAAAATATAAATCTGATGAAAAAAAATTTGTTAAACAAGAAAAAGACAAAGTTTCAACATTAACAACACAAGCAAATAAAACATACAATGATTTAACAGACAAACAAAAAAAGATTTTTAATTCATTAGGTAATCAACCGGGTATGTCTACAAAGAAAAAAATAGCTATTGCTTTAGGATTAGCAACAACAGCAGGTTTAGGTAAATTTGGTTATGATGTTAATCAAGAAATGAATAAAGCTAAAGGCGGATACGTTAAAATGAAAAGAGGCGGTTCCGTTAAAAAAAGAGCTAAGTCTTCATCTAAAAAAGCTAGGGGAACTGGTGCGGCAATTAGAGGAACAAAATTTAAAGGTGTATTTTAATGGCTGAAAAAGAAAAAGGCAAATCACGTTTTATACTACCTAACGCTGACTATGATTTAAATGACCCTAACTTTATGCGTTTTATTAAACGTAAAATGAAAAAAGAAGGTATTACACAAGAAGAAGCAATAGAAAGTTTTAAAAGTGATGTAATTAAACACAATAAAGAAAAAGGAAACCCCGGTTGGTCAGAATATAAAAAAGGTGGAAGTGTAAAGAAATCATCTTCTAAAAAAGCTAGAGGCACAGGAGCCGCAAAACGAGGTACTAAATTTAAAGGAATATTTTAATTTGTGGAAATAACTAAATTTATTAAACACGTTTCAACAAAGATTGAAAATGAAATTACCGACCGCAAGGATGCCTTTGCAAATGGTAAACTACAGCCAGAAAATTATACTAAGGTTGTAGGTGAACTAAGAGGTTTGCAAATCGCTAGAGATTTGATAAGAGAGTCTTCTAAACATATTGAGGAAGATGATGAGTAGTACAACCTTTAAGTTAGAAGAAGTAGAATTAAAAAACGATAAATACCCAAGACCAACTGGTCACCGCATTTTAGTTAAAACACTAGATGTCGCTAATAAAACAAATATGGGAATTTATTTGCCTAGTAAATCTGTGGAAGACCACAGAGCAATTGCTTCAATAGGTAAGGTAATTGAAATAGGTAAAGATGCGTATAACAGAGATGATATGTCTTCTCCTTGGTGTAAAGAGGGAGATTATGTTATGTTTGGTAAGTATGCAGGACACAGATTTAAATTCGGTCAAGCGGAACTCCGCATAATGAACGATGACGAGATTCTGGGATTAGTTCCAGATGTTAGTGAAATAAGTTAATTATTTCATATTTAATAGTAGCTTTTTAGCTATGAAAAGAGGCCACCCGTACTGGTGGCTTTTTTTATTCTTAGGAGATACCTATGCAAGTAGTACACGGTTCTTCGGCTAAGAAAAAGCCGATGCAAGTTGTCGAAGAAGGCAAGGAAGAAAAGCTCAAGGAATTTGATGCAGAAGAAGCATTAGAAAATCTTGAGAATATCGACCAAGAGCCAGAAGAGGCAACAGACGCTATTGAGGAAGAACCTCAAGAAGCGAAAGTTGAAGAAGAAAAAGAGGAAACGGAGGAAGTTGAAACCAAATCTTCAGATGAAGAAGAGGAAGAAAGTCCAAAGAAAAAATCTAGACTTCAGAGACGAATAGATGAACTTGTCAAGAAGGCAAGTGTCTATGAGCAAGAGAGAAATCAGTATTATGGGCGTACTCAACAACTCGAAGAAGAGTTGAAGAAAAAAAACACCTTAAATAATGATTATGATAAACTTCAAAAGACTTATTACGATACTAAATTAGAATCAGCTAATAAACTTTTGGAAAAAGCTCGCCTTGAACATAAATCAGCTTATGAGTCTGGTGAATCTGACAGAATGTTAGATGCCGCAGAATCAATTGCTGATGCTAAAGTTGAACTTAAAACACTTGAGTCACAGAAACATTTGTTTGATAAAGAACCAGAACCGGTTCCAAGTTATCCAACTGTAGAAGCAACTCAACCAGTTCAGCAACAACCCGCACAACAACCAGACCCTAGAGCACTTCAATGGGCTCAATCAAACAAATGGTTTGGACAAGATGCGGCAATGACTGGGGCGGCTTATGCTATAGACGCACAATTAAAAATGGAGGGCTACAATCCTTCATCTGAGGATTATTACTCAGAACTCGATAGGCGTATCGGTGAATCTTTTCCTGCAAAAACAGCAAAAGCTAAACCAAAGCAAGTCGTAGCGGGTGTAACCCGTGCTCAATCCGCACCAAAGAGGGTCTCTTTGACCAAAAGCCAAATCGCAATGGCGAACAAACTGGGTGTGCCACCAAGTGAATATGCGAAGTTTGTGAGGAACACAAATGAATAGTAAAAATAATAAAACCACGTCTGAAGGGACTGCATCTAGGTCTCATCAGAAACGAAAAGTAACTTATACACCTCCTTCATATTTAGATGCACCAAAACCAAATGTTGATAGCGTAAAATACAGATGGTTAAGAGTGAGTGCGGGTGGGGAGGATGACGCTCGAAACATATCTAAGCGTAAGCGTGAGGGATATGAATTCGTTAAAAAAGAAGAACACCCCGATTTCGATGTCCCAATGCATGAAACTGGAAAGTATGCAGGTGTAATTGGTTCTGGTGATTTAGTTCTAGCTAAAATACCAGTTGAAATGGCAGAAGCTAAGAAAGAGTATTTCCGTAATAAAACGAAATCTCAAACTAGTGCTGTTGAAGCTGATATTTTAAAAGAACAACATCCATCAATGCCATTAACACAAAAGCGTAACAGTTCTGTATCTGTCGGTAAAAAGAAAGATTCAGACTAAAGTTTTCTGATTGGGTTTTTAATAACTTTAACAGGAGATAAAATATGGCAAACTTAGATGCCCCAAACGGTTTAAAACCCGTAAGACATCTTTCTGGTGGAGCTATTCGACCAACTGAATGGAAAATCGCAAGTGGTTTAAGTACGGCTATTTTTACTGGTGATTGTGTAAAATTACTCAGCACAGGATATATAGACGAATGTGACGCAGGCGATAGAATTTTAGGCGTATTTGCAGGATGCAGTTACGTTAATTCATCTGGCGAACAAGTTTTCAGCAGACAATGGACAGCAAGTACAGCAACACTAGGTAGTGCTGATGTAACAGCTTATGTTTATAGCGACCCTAACATTGTTTTCGCAGTACAATCAGCAGGAAGTGCTGATTTTGCAGATATTGGTAATTTAGCTGATATTGTTGCAACTGCCGGAAGCACTACTACAGGTCAATCTAAACATGAAGTTAGTGGAACGACTGGTACAGGAACCGCAGGATTGCGAATTCTTGGACTATACAATGAACCAAAAAATGCCTACGGTACAAATGGTGTGTTAGAAGTAGTTATATGGGAACATGAACTAGCAGGACACGACCAAGGTACAGCAGGGGTATAGGAGATATAAATTATGGCTATTAATAGAGCCCAACTTGCAAAAGAGTTGGAACCCGGTCTCCACGCCCTTTTTGGCATGGAGTACAAAAGATGGGAACGTGAACACTCAGAAATCTTCCAAGAAGAAAATTCTGACAGAGCATTTGAAGAGGAAACTCTTCTTACTGGCTTTGGTGCGGCCCCAACTAAATCAGAGGGAGCATCAGTTGAATATGATACTGCCGCAGAACAGTGGACTTCTAGATACATACACGAGACTATCGCTTTAGCATTCTCAATTACTGAGGAAGCTGTAGAAGATAATCTTTATGATACACTATCTAAGAGATACACTGCGGCGTTAGCACGTTCAATGGCTTACACTAAACAAGTGAAAGCGGCTAATGTTCTTAACAATGCATTTAGTTCAAGTTATCTTGGAGGAGATGGTAAAGAGCTTTGTGCTACTGACCACCCTTCATTAGGTGCAGGCGATTTATCTAACGAATTATCTACTGCGGCTGACCTTTCTGAAACTTCACTAGAAACAGCAATTATTGCAATTGGTGGTTATGTGGATGACAGAAATATTCCAGTTGCTGTACAAGCTCGTAAGATGATTGTACCAAAAGACTTGGCATTTACTGCTCAGAGAATTCTGAAAAGTGAATTAAGAGTTGGAACTGCTGATAATGATATTAACGCAACAAAAAGCCTAGGATTACTTCCGGGTGGATATGCAGTTAACCATTATTTAACTGATACAGATGCGTTCTTTATCTTAACAGATATGACAAACTCTGGATTTAAAATGTTTCAAAGAAGACCTTTAAAAACTTCTATGGAACCAGATTTTGAAACAGGAAATATGCGTTTCAAGGCTTCTGAAAGATATTCTTTTGGATGGTCTGACTGGAGAGCCGTGTTCGGTTCACCGGGAGCGTAATAAAGTACGAATGGGAGGGGGTTTTTACCCCCTCTTATATTATTTCTAGGATTAATTAATTATATCAACTGCCCTAGCAGACAATCGTAGAAGCGATGGTATGATTTAACTACGGAGAATTAAAATGGCAAACTCAACTTTTAGTGGTGCAGTAAGGTCAAAAACAGGATTTAAAGTAATTAACGAAAATTCTACTACTGGTGCAATTACAGAAACAGGAGTTAATCTTAACTCAACTGGACAATTATGTGCACTTGGAACTAGAAAATTTCAATCTTTTGCAGGAACTTTAGCATCAACAAATGCGGCAACTACAGCTTATGGCGATGGTGATGTTCTTGTGGAATTAGGAACTTTAAACACTGATGCACCAGACGACTTAGTAACCCCTTCTAAATTTTTTATTCACAGAGCATTAATTGGTATTACTACAG